GCCGGCATTGACGCCCTATACCGTGAACGTCGCTAATGCGGCAACCTACAACGACGACCTTGGCGTCATCTATGCGGGGAACGGCAAGCGATTCAATCGGGTCACCACGCCTGCTGCGGCGGGTCAGTACTCGGTCAATTTTGCCAGCGGCGTCTATACCTTCGCGGCGGCTGACGCCAATGCGGCGTTGCTGATATCCTACACCTACGGCATCACGGCATCGGGCAGCAAGCTTACGCTGACCAACCAGCTAATGGGCACGACCCCAATATTTAAGGCGACGTTTTACAGCACGTATAGTGGAGCGGGAACGGCGCTCCGGCTCAACGCCTGCACCGCCAACAAATTGTCGATGCCTACCAAAATCGATGATTGGACGATCAGCGAACTCGATTTCAGCGCTTTTGCCGATGCGTCCGGCACCATTGGCTATCTCAGCACGGTAGAATGATGCTGATGCGCGCGCCCCGCGGCTGCGCCGCTGACGGGAGGGTTCCGTGATTCCAGGCGTGATGCTTGCAATGGGTGGCCGCGACTGGACGGTTCCACCGCTAACCCTGGGCCAGCTCCGTCGGCTGATGCCCAAAGTGCGGCAATTGACCGAGATCGGCGTGCAGATGGGCGAGTCGCAGATCGCCGTATTGGTCGAGATCGTGGCCGCCGCGTTGCAGCGTAATTACCCCGATATGACCTCGGAGGCTGTTGAGGATATGCTTGATTTAGGCAACGCTGGCGCTGTGTTGAACGCCGTGCTGACTGGGTCGGGCCTCAAATCAAGGGATCGTTCGCTGGGGGAAGCAGCAGCCCCCGAAGGGGATTCGGGGGCGCCGGCGTCGGTCCCAGAGACGGGTGGGGACATATTTACGGCCTCCTCGCCACCGTCTGCGGCTACAGCTATCCGGTAATCGATGCGATGACGCTTTTCGATGTCGAAGAGCTCATCCATTATTGGCTCGAGCATCCGCCGCTGCATTTAATCGCCGGCGCCTATCTCGGCTTCGGCAAGGAAAAGCGAAAACGAATAACGTCCCCGCATATCCTTGCTGAGGCGGAGGTGGCGTCGATATCCAATGCCGGCACGCTTCTAGCTGAACTCGGGCCCGGATTTGCGACCGGAGACGTGCACGCCGGTCTAGCCCCCGTCGTGCTTGACATGGCCGAATTACGGCGCCGGAGCAAATCGCCCGACTGAATGGTTTCGAGCACCGAGAGCAGGATCCCGTGAGTGCCCCTTTTTTTGAGAGGCTGGTGTGGCTGATCTTGAAACGAGCGTCGCAATAACCGCCCAGACCGACGATCTTCAGTCGGGAATGGGGGCGGCCGCCGACGCGGTCGGTACCGCGACCGGAGCCATGAAGGCCCAGTTCGCAGATCTCGGCGCCGCAGCGCAGCAGGCTCAGGCGAACATCAGCAGCGCGACCGCTCAAATCGGATCGACGCTCGGCGCACTGCAGTCGAGAGCCGCCGATCTTGCGCGCTCGGTTGGAAGCGCGGTGGGCCAGGTCGGGAGCAGTGCCAATTCGGGTAGCCAGCTTCCCGGTATTTCAGTAACACAAAGCCCTGGGAACGAGCAGAGAAGCGCTGGCTCGGCGAGCCGATTGCAATCCTGGCGCGCGGAATTGCAGAGCCAACTCGCTGCCGAACAATCGTTCTATGCTGATTCCAAAGGCGAAGAACTGGCGTTTTGGCAGGACAAGCTGGCCCTGACCGATGCCGGGTCAAAGGAGCAGCTGGCGGTTGAAAGCAACATCTACCAGCTCGAAAAGCAATTGGCGGTGCAGAACGAGCGCGACACGCTTGCCTCCCTCAGTGCCGACGAAAAGGTTACCGACGCCGCTTACGCCCGTAAAAAAGCGGCTATTGAAGAAGAAGCGCAGCTCGGCAAAGTTTCGGCCAGCGATGAGATCGCGCAACTCAAGGATCTGCTCGACAGCGAATGGGCCCTCGAGGAGGACTATTACGAGAAAAAGTTGTCGGCTGCCGAAAATGATGCGCAATCTCAACAAAAACTGACCGAGCAGGAAGAACTCGCTTACCAGAAGTATCTGACCGACAAAGACAAGCTCGACGCGCAGGCGGTACAGAACAGCCAAAAGCAGTGGCAGAGCCTGCTGCAGCCCGTGCAACGCGCCTTGGACACGTCGGTCACCGGGATCATTATGGGGACGACGACAATCCAGAAGGCGCTCTCCAATCTCGCGCAGTCGATCATCGCCGAGTTCGTCAGTTCCGCAGTTGGAAGCGTTTTCGGCAGCCTCGGCAAACTGCTCGGCGGGAGCCTGTTCGGAAGCGGGGGCGGCGGTGGGGGAGGCGACCAGGATTTCTGGGGTGGGGTGACCGGCGCCGGCGAGAACATTGTCGGCGGCGGCGTTTCCGCGGGGCTGTTCGGCTCGGGCGGTCTGTTGGGCGGTCTCGGGCTTGGGAGCCTATTTTCGGGCGGCGGTGTGTTGGGCGGCTTGTTTAGTGGCATTGGATCGCTGTTCGCATTCGAGCACGGCGGCATCGTGCCGTCTGCACAGAATGGTTGGATGGTGCCGTCGACCTCGCTCGCCATGCTGCACACCAACGAGATGGTGCTCCCGGCCGACATCAGCCAGGGATTGCAGTCGATGATCGCCGGTGGCGGAAGTGCCGGGCCCGCCGGCGGCGCGAACGTCATGTTCAACGTTTCGGCCATAGACGGCCAGTCGGTTGCAAAGTTCTTTCAATCTAATGGTAGCCTACTGGTTGCTGCGATTAACCGAGCGACGCGCAACGGCTCCGCCCTGCGGAGCGCGTGATGCCACTAATTTTTCCAACGCTGCCGGGGATCGCGTGGAGCGTCACCAAGGCGCCGATTTTTCAGACCCGAATTCAGCGCGCGGTCTCCGGTCGCGAATTGCGCGCATTGGATTACCCTTTTCCGCTATGGCAGTTCACCTTGGTCTTTACTTTTCTGCGCGACAACCCTACGGCTGGTTTTGACGAATTGCGCACGTTGATGGGTTTTTATCTGTCGTGCCAGGGCGCTTTTGGCAGCTTTCTGTTCCAGGATCCGAGCGACTATCAAGTCACGGGGCAATACATCGCTGAGGGTGATTCGAGCACCTCGGCGTTCCAATTACAGCGGACTATGGGAACGAACCTGCCGGGTGGTGGTTTTGCCGAGCCGATCGTCGCACCCAATACTGTCGACGCCATGTATTTCGATGGCATCAGCCAGGATGCCGCCCGCTACAGCGTCGACCCGAGTAATGGTCTTGTCACCTTCGCGACACCGCCAGGTACCGGCCTCGTAATAACTGCCGACTTTTCTTACTGGTTTCGCTGCCGATTTGTAGACGACAGCTACGATTTCGAGAATTTCATGTACCAACTGTGGCAGCTCAAAAAGCTAACCTTTATTTCGGTGCGCTTGTGAAACCAGCGTCGCCGGCGCTGATCGCGCTGTTGAATTCCGACACGCAGTTTACGATGGTCGACCTGTACACCTTTACCTTGGCGGGCGGGGCGGTGCTACGCTATTCGGCGGCGCCGACTGCACTTGTTGTCAACGGCTTTACGTTTGCCCGAGGTCCCAAATTCGAGCGCTCGAAAACCAAGACCGTGATCGGCACGCAGGTCGACGAACTCGACATCAAAATTTATCCCGAAACGACGGATGTGATCGGCGCCACGCCATGGCTGCAGGCCGCCTGGCAAGGCCAGCTCGACGGCGCGTTATTGCAGCTCGAACGCGCCTTTATGCGAACTTATGGCGACACTAGCGCTGGAACGGTGATTTTATTCGTGGGCCGAATCTCGGATATTGACTGCAGCCGCTCTGGCATAGACATGAAATGCCGCTCGCATCTGGAATTGTTGAACATACAGATGCCGCGGCGGCTATGGCAGAACTCGTGCACGCATGTCTTCGGCGATGCGATGTGCCAGTTCAACCGCGCCAGCTTAAAGGCGAGTTTTGCCTGCCTAAGTGGTTCGAGCGAGACAGAGATAGTCAGTCCGGTCAATCCGACGCCGCAAGGGCTTTATGCCCAGGGAACGATCACCGGCCTCAGCGGCGCCAATGCAGGCTACACTCGGACGATAATGGCCATGAGCAATAGCACGGTGATGGTCAAGCTCGCCTTCCTGTCGCCGCCGGCGACTGGCGACCAATTCCAGCTGCTGCCCGGTTGCGACCGCACAATCGCGACCTGCACCAACGTTTTTAATAACGCGATCCATTTCGGCGGGTTTCCTTACATTCCGACCCCGGAAACGGCGGTATGATCGATCCGCGGCGCACGGCCGTGCTCGCCGAAGCGGCGAGATGGCTGCGCACGCCTTATCACCATATGGGTCGAATTAGAGGCGGCGGCACCGACTGTCTGATGCTTCTCGCCGAGGTTTACGAGGCAGTGGGGGTTATCCCGCATATAGACATCCCATTTTATCCGCCGGACTGGCACTTGCATCGCGGCGCTGAGCGCTATCTCGAGGGGCTGACTAGATATGCGCGCGAGATCGGCGCACCGCCGGCGGCAGGCGATGCGGTGCTGTTCAAATTCGGCCGCTGCTTTGCCCATGGCGCGATCGTCGTCGCCTGGCCGCGACTGATCCACGCCTGGCACAATTCTGGCGTTGTTTATGCCGACGCGGGCCAGGGTCAGCTCGCTGGCCGCGCGACTCGGTTCTTCTGCCCTTTTTCGACCCCTTAAATCTAACTTTCGGCTTCTGCATGACCGGCATTGTCGGCGGCGGCTCGAACGCCAAGCAAAAAACGGCGATCGGCTCGCTGCAATTCCAAACTTCGCAAAAGGGCGGGGTGATCCCCCTTGTCTACGGGACCACACGCCTGTCTCCGAACCTGATCGACTACGATGATTTTACAGCTACCCCGGCAAGCTCGGGCGTCAAAGGGAAGGGGGGCGGAGGCGCCAAATCGGGCACTCAACAATATAATTACAGCGCTTCGGTGATTCTCGGCATTTGCCAGGGACCGGTCGCAGCGTTTGGCACGGTGTGGTGGAACAAGAATACCGGGCCGCTTAGCGGCTTGCCCGGAGTATCGACGATCAATCTCGGCGGCGA